GATTTCGGTAGCGAAACTAAAGGTATATGGACTATCAAATATGGACAAACCTTCGTTTGGACTCTCCTACTTACGTCCTCCTTACTCATTGTTCTAGGTTTCCATTTCAATATTTTAGCATAATCTATTTTCTATCTCTTATATAACCATGAGTGTTTTGTTCAAAGACCTTAATCATATGAATATCCTTACCATACTTATCCTTTTGTCTATCGCTTTCTCCTTGTCTTATTCCAATATTAAAGCTTATATCAGGTCCATACAAGATGAAAACGTTTCTGGTATTAAAATAAAAAGACCTGCGCCCAGCAAAAAAGCCATCAAAAATATACAAGAAGAAATTGATGAACTCGATGAACTTATTAATAGACTTAATGCTGATTTCCTGTCTGGTGATAAAATGGCTATGAGTAATTTTGATGAACGACTCGCTGAAGTTAAAAAAAGATATCTTGAAATGTATCTGCGTATCGAATCCTTGCTTACTCAAAAAAAAATTCTTAAAGAAAAAAAAATTGACGTTACACCCCTCGCAAAATCTCAGGAAAAATTAGCTGAGTTTAAAGTCATTATCGATTTACTTGTTGAAGAAAAAAATTCCAAAGAACAAGAAAAACAAGGACAATCCTTGCATATACTCACCATTGTTGAAACCATCTTCCTGCCTCTCGGCGTCATTACCGGATATTTTGGTATGAATTTCCAATCCATGGGTAATGATATCGGTGATAAACCATTCGGTATTTACTCCATCAAATATGGACAGTTATTTGTATTCTTGCTTTTCTTCCTTTCCATACTTTTCATCGTACTTGGCTTCCGTTACCTTTTCGGTGATCAAGAAGGCTTCGGCTCCATGGAAGATCTTAATAATCTTCAAAGACACTATCATGAAATTCTTATACCTGATGTTATACCCGCTGAAATTAAATACCGTGTCCACCCTTGGGAAAAAAATAATGCCCAACATTTTCCATTCGAAACTACCTTTGTTTAAATATAAAGATTTTACTACACCTTATTTATGGATAATTTCATATTTAATCACACCGATAAATTCGATCATCATCAAAATACTTGCGATGATATCTCATTCAATAGTATTTTGATGATGATTCTATTAACTGCTTAAAAGCTAATCACCGAAATTCATACCAAATTATCGCTGATAATTATCGAAAAAAAAAAACTTTATTCGATATTGAAAAATATCATAATGACTTTTTGATTCTTTATAAATCACTTGTTAATACTAATGGTGTCATTATAAATTACAACAAAAATATATACCTCAATGGTGGTTGCTTATGCAATAATACTAATCATGCTTTTAGAGGGAAAATACAAAAAGAAAAAAATATTATTAGTATTACCGCCTTATGGGCTGATGGTATTTGGCATTTCCCTTTTGAAGCATTCGTTGCACTTAAATCTATACCCCATCACATTTTAAATAAATGTAAAATACACGTTTCCAAAATTACCCCCTTCATAGCTCAATGGTTTGAATTAATCAATATACCTTCTTCGCGACTCATAACTGGTAATGTTTATGCTGATACTATTTATTTCCCCAGAATGGGAAAATGCGGTAATCCATATATCTCTCAAATACAATGGTTGAAAAATATTGTATGTAAATCACTCCCCAATAATATTCCCAAACTTGTGATTTTAATCAAAAGAAATTATAGAAGATCTTTGAAAAATCATCATGACCTTGAAAAACTTTTGACTTTTTTTTGCAATAAATACAATTTAAAACTTTATATACACGATGATAAAAATTTACCACCACTTGTTGAACAACACAAAATTTTTAATATGGCGAAATATGTTTTTGCACCACACGGTGCAAGTGGTATTAATATTATTTCCATGAATCCCGATTCCTGGTACATTGAATTTTTATCAAATGAAGATATCAATATTTGTTATTCCAGATTAGCCTATTTTTCAAATGTAAATTATAAAGCTATTTTAATGAAAAATTTTACTGTTGACCTTAATAAAGTTGAAAATATACTAAATGATTTTTCTTAGTATTATCTATATGGATCTCATCGCTGAACAAACCATCGGTTACAATAAAGATAAAATTGCCTCTGTTATTTTCGTCTTCGCTTTCTTTCTTATTTACTTCTCCAAAAATCTTAATCCTTTGAAAAATCTCATCCTTTTTACCCTTGTTATCGCCTTCTTTATAGATTTCACTTTTACTCTTTACCCCAAATTCCATTTCGTACCTATGGGAAATAATATGCCCAGTCACGTCATACTCATAGGCTTCATTGCTGGGGTCTCCGCTCTATTCTTTTATCGTGATAATATACGCTTCTAATTTATTCTTCTCACTCTATATTAATGAACGTTGGTGTTTTATCTAGAGGCTTTGAGCCCTTTGTCTTTGTTAATGATGATAGCTACAGTGGCATCAGTATCGAAATTTGGGAAAGAGCCGCCAAATTCGCCAATATTAAATATAAATATGTTGATGCTGGTAAAAGTTACTCACAAGCTATTAAAGATTTAGCAAATGGAAAATATGATATACTCATTGGACCTTATTCCATCAGCGAAAAAAATTATCAATTAGTTGATTATACCTCCCCCTATTTTATCAGCAAAATTGGTCTATGTGTCAAAAAAAAATCTGTATCTGAACAAATGGCTTACTTCATTGTAAAAATTATTTCTTTCCTTGTTTTTGTTCTACTTATTTCCGTTCTTGTAAATATGCTTTACCTTCAACTAGAAAATAAGTCACTCGTTTCCTTCCAAAATATTATAGATGTCACTTTCGAAAATACCTTCTCACTTCTTCAAGGTGAAATTCTGTCTCAACCTAAAACCACCGGAGGTAAATTCATTCTTCTGCTTTATGCCATTATGGGACTCATCATACTCGCTCTTTCCATTTCCTCCATTCGTAGTATTCTTGACCCCAATACTAGAGATGATAAAAGCATATACAGTTACATCAAAGAACAAAATGTTATTACTCGTAAAGGCACTAAGGCTGAAAAAATTGTTAAAAAATTAAAAGGTGAGCCTTACGCCATCTCCTATCAAGGTTCCAAAAATTACTCTTATGACGATCTCATTGATAAATTACTCGAAAATACAGATAAATTCTCTGCCGTTTGCGGTGATATACCTTATATACAATACACGCTCAGCAAAGGAGGTAATAAATACAGCGATTTAACAGTACATAATGATATACTTGCACTCAATACATATTCTTTCCCTATCCGTAAAGGTTCCAAGTTACTCGAAAAAATTGATCTCGCCATCATGACCAACAAAGACGACAAAATTAATCAACTTATCGCTTCCAAATATTTAGGACCTAATCTTAGTATTCAAGCCAGTTTCTAATTCATATGACATATATCTTCTCTCATAATAAAAGTATTCCGTGTAATACTTTTCTTACAATTATATAAATGAAAGTCGGTGTTATTACTTCTCCTCTTGCAGCACCTTTTGTAATTTATAAACCCAAAGATAAAAAAAATACTTATCAAGGTATCGCTATCGATATCTGGGAAAAAATTGCTGATTTTAAACAATACGACTTTAAATATGTTAATGCTGGTTATAGTTATTCCACCGCCATTAAAAATATCGGAAATTATGATATCCTCATCGGTGATTTCCGAAAAACACCCGACAGAAATAAAAAAGTACTCTTCACTATTCCCTTCTTTATGTCCAAAAGAACATTTATAGAGAAAAATGAAAATTTTACTATTGATGTGTTACTTTATATTATTAAATTCCTTGCTTCTGTTCTCCTCATCATCCTATTCTTGACACCCTTCTCCTTTTTCCTACTTAAATCTCAAGGACATATGAAAACCTCCTCTTTTAAAGAAATCGCTGATAAAAATATCTTCAAAAGCAATTTCTTCCTCAATTTTATTGATAGCTTTATTTTCTCCGCACTCAGTATCATCTATCGTAAACCCTCCATGTTTACACCTTTCACTAATACCATAAAATATGTATCTTGGTTCTATGCTATCATTGGTATCATTCTTATATCTTATTTTATTGCCGGCATGATTGAACTATTTAGAGATGAATACACCAATGGTAACACTCCCTTTAAAGATAAAAATATTCTTACCTGGAAAAATAAATCTGATACCTATAAACAAATTAATGATGCCTATGCCATACCCAAACCTTTGAAAAGACCCAAATCTAAACGTAAGCGCATTTCCGCCAAACCTTTACTTGATGAATTCGTACGCGAAGATAAAAATTATGACAATCTCAAAATACGCGAAGATGTAGCCTACTTTTTCAAAAAAAATAGTAGCAAATATAAAGATATTCAACTCAATGGTAAACAAATTGGATGGGACGCCCTTCATTTTGTTCTTCCCAAAAAATCACCCCATTTAGAAGACATCAATAACACCTTGCTCAAATTACAAGAAAGAAGTGATATTAAAAACATCATTAAAAAACATCTCGGTTACAGCATGAGCAAATATGGTATGGTTTAGCACACATTATTACTCACTTAAATTAATAATGTTGCCTTTTATTAAGTAACCATGCTTAGAGTAGGCATTTTTAAAAAATCTTCGTCCTCCTTTGATACCCAATCCGCACTACGATTGTTAGCTGTTGATATTTGGGAAAAATTAGCCAACAATCTCAATCTCAAATATAAATACATCAATATTGATACCTCCTTCAAACAAGCCAAAAAAGATCTCAATGCTGGTAAATACGATATCATTGTTGGACCCTACATTATCAGCTCACGACTTAAAAAAGATGTCGATTTTACTGAACCTTGGTACGTTGCCACTTATGCTATCGCCACTTATAAAGAAGAATTGTATCTCAAAGTATTAAAACTTTTTTTGAAAAATCTTACCATCTTTGCTGCCTTTATCTTCTTCTCTATGCTCATCAATAGCTTCATGCTCAAATATGAATACGCCAATGAACTTAAAACCAATCTATACAAAACTCTTCTTGAATTCACTTCCCATTCCGTTTTCTCCTTCCTATATCGCGGACTACATAATTATATGCCCAAAACACCACAACTTAAATTCCTTTTCTGGTTCTACGCCGTTCTAGGTTTCGTCTATTTCGCCTTCCTTATCGCCAGTTTTGTTGAACTTTTCAGGGAACATTTCGTTGTTAAAAAAAAATTACCTAATAAACCCACCCTGGTTAGTGCTAATTCCTCCAGTATTCCTTACCTCAGAGCTAAAGGCGGCGTCGTTAAAGAACTCGAACAAGATATGAAAACTGCTTCCAATTCCTCACTTATTGATGTATATATGAATAATCGTAATGATTATCTAGGCGTTTTCGGTTTCGAATCCTCGCAATACAGCAAAATACGTGGTAAAAAAAAATACAAAAATATTGACTTCGAAAATTATAATCTTGGTTCCTCCATACTTGGGTTCATTCTTCCAAAACAATCCCAATATAAACAAATCATTAATCAAGAACTCTTACGTATGAGAAAAAACGGCGATATTCTTGCTATCGGTAAAGAACGCTTGCCTTATGGATACCTTAAAAATCTTATGACCACCGTACAAAAAAAAGACCTAGCCAAAAAGAAAGTTAGCGATAATTAATCTCTTTCATTCGCCTCTACATTGTTAATCTCTCCTGTATCCATTTATGTATCTTATCATTCTGCGGTTGAATAAAATAATTTAATCCGGTTATCATCTTTATCTGATTCTCCTGATTTGTCTCCTTATCTATTAACGTCAACGAACTAAATATCATCACAAAATACTTCTTGTCATACGTCTCCTTTATCTTCTCAAATACCGTATCAATACTTATTGAATTCTCATTCTCATCGTCAAATAATTTTGGATCCTCCGCCTTCAATATATTCTTATACATTGATAACGTATGCAATATTGAATTCTGCTCCGTCTTGTTATATGTTGCTATTAATGATTCTATGCCCTTCTTCGCATGCTCCAATATAAAACCAAATATCTTATTCTCTTCCTTGTTGTACCACTTGTAATATCTCCTCATCACATGAAATAAATAATGCAAATCATCTTTTGTGTCATTCTGATACCATCTCACTGCTCCCTGATAAAACGTCGGTAACTGTAAATACAATATATTACTTGATACACTTATCTTCGTGCCTAAGGGACAAAATGATAATAATGCTAACTGTATCATCACCTGCATTGGTTCCAATATCATCTCCGTTTTTTCTTTACGATGCTTTAAACTATCCATCTTTATCTTACTATATCTTAAATTGATATAGTAAAATTAATTTAAACTCTTTTTCATATACTTTCAAAGATAAATAAGTTATGGAAAATATTGACACTTCTTCCATTTCTTCTGATGATGACGAAGTTCTTGAAAGTATGGAACTCTTCTTGCCCATCAATGATAAAATTAATCAATTCAAATTAATGAACGGTGATACCCGCATCAATTGTATTTACGCGGGAATACAATGCCTCGATAATCTTGAAAAATTCTCCATTAAAACTCAAAATGCCGTCATTCATGAAAAAATGACACAACAAGAAAAAAAATACAAAAAAAAATTAAATACCTTGCATCTAAAACATGAACAATCCATTGAAAATGTACAATCTCTACAATTAAAAATTAACGAATTGCAAAAACAACACTTAGATGATTTAAAATCTACCGCTGAAAACATTCAAACCAAATGTAGTATTAATTTCCAAAATACCATCGAAGATTTAAAACGTACCAATAAAGAACTCCTTGGTAAAGTTAATCTTTCAAATGAAAAATCATTTAAGAGAGAAAAAGACTTTATGATTGAAAAAGAAAAATTTATCATTGAACATAATAACAAAATTGATGCTATGAGAAAAGAAGAAAGAACTTACTATGATAATAATTTACGTCAAAATAATGAAAAAATGAAACAACTACTCGACAATAAAAACGAAGTTGATTCTCTTAAACGTACCATCAATGAAAAAAATCAAATCATTGAAAATAATTCCTCTCTTAAAGGAAAAGCCGGTGAGTGTAATATGGTTGATATACTTAAAAAATATCTCCTTAATTATCAAATTGAACTCATCGGTAAAAAAGAAAGTAGTGCGGGTGATATCTTGATTCATAACTCTGAGTTCAAATTTATGGTTGAAAATAAAGACTACAAAAAATCCTTACCTAAAAAAGAAATTGAAAAATTTCATAAAGATCATAAGTTACACCCCGAATATAATGCTTCCATTTTAATCAATATGAAAGAAAGTATCTCGTGTCATAATAACTTACAAATTGAAGAAATTGATGGTCGATTCGTTATCTATTTGACCTTTTTCAATAATAATCCATCCATCATTAGAACCGTTATTACCATTTTAGAACAACTTGTTAATATGAAAAAGACTAATGGTGATGTTGCTGGGTTCCTTGACACCATTCATGATTTTTTGAAAAATTGTGCTGAGAAAATCAGAGAAAATACTGCTCAACAAAAATTATTAGAAAACTTTTATGATTGTTCGAAAAAAAATCTTGAATCAAATATTGATTTCTATAAATCTTGCGTCAATATCTTTAAATCTCACTCTGTTAACCCAAAAAATAAAAAAAGTTCTAAAAATAATAATAAAGGTGTCACTAAGAATAAAAATGCCGGAGGAAAAGCCAAGGCTAGAAATACAAAGTCTCAATCCAAAAAACAAATTAAAAATGATAATGATGATGATGACGATGAAAATAACGGCAATAGACAAATTCAAGAATATTTTAAACCTACTGATAAACTATCTCTCGACATTAAACAATAATCGTTTTATTATCTATGTGTATTAGTATAATAATACATATAGATGCCCAAAATATTTGCCGACAAAAATACCATCCTACAAAAGCTGTTAATGCGTGAAACCAGTGGCAAATTAATCATCAATAAAGTATTACCCATGAAAAATACTTATACTCCTTGTCCCAAATGCGGTTTCGACATTAAAGCCGTAATAATCGACCTTCACAAGGATATTGAAACATTTGGTTTTCGCTATCATTATTATGTTACCAAATGGAGGTGTTACAATTGTACCTGTTTTTTATTCGAGTAATAGTCATTTTCAATTAAAATTTATTGTCTATATGATATGTAATAATGATGAAACCCGTTGCCCTCTACGATTATCATTTCCTATTCAAAATGATTGTCATTGGTGACTCTGGTGTTGGAAAATCTGCACTTCTTAAAAAAATGACCAAAGGTGAATACAGCGAAACCAATGAAAGTACTATTGGTGTTGATTTCTTCAGTCATTACTCTGAACTCGAAAACGAAAAAGTCGTCAAAACCCAAATTTGGGACACCGCAGGTCAAGAAATATTTCGCTCCATTGTATCCAACTACTATCGTAATTCTTCGGGAATTGTACTTATGTGTGATGTAACAAATGAAGAATCGTTTAATAATTTGGAAAAATGGATTAACGATGTAAAAGAATATTCCAATCACGATAAAGATTATATTTGCCTTTTGGCCAATAAAATTGATCTGGTAGATAAAAGAACTGTCACTACCGAAATGTTAAAATCCTTCGCTGATAAACACGATATGCCTTTTTTTGAATTAAGTGTAAAAGAAAACCACAATTTAGAAAGCATATTCCAAAAATATGTCGAATATCTCTATGACAAACATGAATTGTCTTCTCTTGACACCGATAACATTTATGACTTGAACTTCCAAAACAAAATCAAAGAAATTAATAAATATGGTATCACATGCAGAAAAAATGTCAAAAAACGTAAAATTAAAAATTCTTCCTGCTATGCCGCTCGTGATATTGGAAACTGTTGCGTTATTTCTTAAGTTTTCTTCGCTACTTTATGATACACATAGATTATCTTTACCAATGCTACCATTCCAAACAACGTATACATCCAATCCCAATCTATTCGTTCGCCAAATGAATAATCCACAATATTCTTATCAAATGTTGTGAGTGGACACTCTCCATTCTTTTTTCTGAATACTAATGTCACCATTATTATAGTTATCACTATCGATAAAAACCATATGTTTTCACTCAGTAACGGTATTATTATTAAGGAAGCACCAAATGCAAAATGAGAATGAGAAATTTGTTCTATTTTATCCATCTCCATGCTATAGATCAAATTTATTTGCGCAAATATACATAATAAAATCAAAAAGGTGTCGATTGAACCCACTCCCGTAAACAACATCAATATAACTTCCACTAATATTATACCAATTATTAACACATACAAATATTGTCTAGTATCCATTTTTGTCAGTTCCTCACTTACCATTGTCACTATTATCATCTATTCATATTATATTTTTCTTTGCTTACTTCACTAACTTTGTTTCTTCGCTTCACCTTACTAACTTGTCGGCATTTAAAAATATAATATTTGTTTACCATAGTAATGAACTATTCGTTGTTACCCTTTTCTCTGAAGTTTTCAAAACTGTCTTATTCTCCATTGGAATGTAATAAATTCAACAAAAGTAACCAACTCGTGATTTTAGATTGGGATGATACTCTGTTCCCGACAAATTGGATTACCAATTCCATGGATAACTTTGCCGGTTTAAAACAATATACCGATTTTTATACCAAAAATAAAAACAGCTTTGATGATTTGTGGAATTTAGTTAAACGGTTGATAAAAGAAATCGGTCGTGTTTCGCAAATAAAAATTATTTCAAACGGTAGCAACGAATGGATTAAAAAAGTACCCCCTTTCTTCTACAAAGGACACGAAAAATTTATGCGCGATAACAATGTCTCCATACACTCAGCACGTGACTATAAAAACAATGCCAACGTTTATTCCAATGATCAGCGAATGTGGAAAATCATCACCTTCAGAGATATAGTAAATGATTGGAAGCAGAAGAGAATGAAAAATTCGAATATTTCATGCCTTTCACCTCTCAAAATATTGTCAGTTGGCGACCATGAAAATGATATTTTGGCTGTTTGGTCGCTCTCCAAAGATTACCCCCTGCTTACTAAATCCATCAAATTCGCACATTTACCCACCGTGGCTATGCTCAAACACCAACTCGACAAAACACGCGATATAATAAACGAAATATTACTTAATGACGAAGAAAAACAACATGAGTTTAGACCTGTGGTCCTGGATTCTTGACACCTTATTTCTTTTTTTCATGAGATTCTTGAAATTTTTGAACATCTCTTCCAAAAAATCGAATTTTCAGAATAGTTTCCAGAATTAATTCAAAAGGGTGTCAGATTCGCCAAATAATATATTTACGTCCAACCTGGGTTGGTAGTTTTTGAAATTTATTGTTGTAGTTGAGACACAAAAAGAGTCCACATGTATAAAACTTTCCCAAAAACAAATCGAGAAATCGATTTTCACATTGGCACAATTCGGTTCAACGAGTATCGGGATTATGATAAATTGAACGAATGGAAAAAAAAGAAAA